CCACGCTTCAGAGTGAGACAGCCAACAGCTTCGTGACGTTGGCCGAAGCCAATGCGTATTTTGAAACCGTCCCAAGCAGCACGCAGTGGGACAACAAAACTGACGACGCTAAAAATCGAGCGCTGATTTCTGCAACGCGCTGGATCGACACGTTGAATTTTTACGGTGATCGTTGCGACGCAGACCAAGCATTGAGCTGGCCTCGCAATAATTATCACGTGGATCGTGTTGAGCTTGCTTGCTCCGCGATTCCAAACGACATTAAGTACGCAACGTTTGAACTAGCTAATGCGTTGGCGAACGATACGGACTCGATTACTGGATCGACAGGCGACACGGGGTTATACAAATCCGTCAAGCTCGGAGAGATGGAAGTCGAGTACAACACTTCGAGCCAGGCTACGGGAACAGTTAATAACGTGTTTGATGTTTATCCTTGGCTGCAGTCTTACCTTGGTGCTTACTGCCTTGGCGGTAGTGGGAGCTATCAGGTCCGTATGGTGAGGGGTTGAGATGGCAGGCGCACTCGACAGTTTGTTCAAAAACGTTGCCAAGTCGGTTGTTGCCGACCTGGGCAAGTCGTTTGACCACACGATCACGTACACCCGCAAGGCATCTCCGACTTACAACACCAGCACTGGAGCGCTGACGACAACTGATACGGCCTACTCGTTTGACGTGCCAGTCGAATTTGTGCGCTCAGAAGAAGAGACCGAGGCTGAAAAGCGCACAGCCAAGCTGTATGTCACGCCTGATCTGATTGGAGACAACCAGCCAACGTTTGAAGACACGGTAACGCTCAAGTATGCAGGGTCTAATCGCATTGCTCAGATCACGGACATCCGCACCTATAAGGGTGACCAAGAGTATCTGTTTATTGTGGAGGTGGTGTTCTAGTGGGCAAGTTTACGGATACCGATCTTTTTGACTTTGACACTGACTACGAAGCGTATTTTGACCAAGGTTTTAACAGGCTTATCAATACGGTTGTAGACGACCTTTCTACTCCTCAAAACAGTCCTGTTTATACGGGATATTTTGCGTCCAGCTGGAAAGCCCAGGGAGGAAGCGCGGTTAGAAGAGAAAGCCGAAAAACCAGCGATCGTAATCGACGAGAAAAAGAGCCATGGTCAACGGTCTATCACACCCCTACTCAAGGCAAAGACGGCGTAATGACGCCTTTTGGGGTTAAGAAAAATATGGGAGAAATTAAGCGACGGTTTGGGTTAAACGGCTATAACTTTAACTTTAAAAAGTATCCTGTTGTCTACATCGGCAATGCTGCGGCTTATGCCGCTTATGCCTTGGAAGATGGCTTGAGCCTTGCGTATATTCAGGATTTAAGCAAGAAGGTTGACCAAGCATTTAGAGAAAGTCCTCGTTTGGCCTCTATCAGGGCTGCGGTTCAAGGCAAAGCTAGGGTCTACTCGCCTAAGTATCCTTTGGGCAGGATTCCGACTTCTAAGACGGGCACCCCGTTGATGGGCGAATCAACCTTCATCATGGAGGAATCATGACTCTTGTAAACGCCCGAGCCGCCTTCGAAAAGGCTGTAACTGACGCAGTAGTGGCCGCAGACAACACTGTGTCGATGGTTTACGACAACGTTCGGTTTACGACGCCAGGTAAGACCAAAAAATACGTGTCGATGAGTGTAACTTTTAATCAGTCAACGCTTCAAAACCACGGAGCAGCTTCAGATTATTACAGTGGAGTCATCCAGTGCAACGTATATGTGCCCAAGTCTGCTGGTACGGCAGCGCTTGCAGCGGTCAGCGAATCAGTAATCGACGGATTGACATCAGTCAACGCTGCTAATTACACCGACACATTTAGTGTTTCTCCAAGAGTTTTAGACGTTACCGGCCCTAGCTCTTTAGAGCTTGAGGATCGTCCTCATTTCCTAGGAATTATTTCTTGCCAGTTTACGGCAGTTGTATAGTATATTAGTTGAAATAGCATTTTTTCATGCGAGCCACTGAACTGCTTCGGAACAAGTTTGGCATTAGCCAGCTTTACAAGCATGAAGTCAAGGATGGCGATGAAGTGGTGCTTGAGGTTTACTGGCATCCTTTGACGATTGCTGAGCGCGAGTCGATCCAGAAAAAAACAAGCTCTGATGATGCCAACGATTTTGCGTTGGGCATGATGATTGAAAAAGCTTTGGATGCTGATGGCAAGCGTCTGTTTCAAGACGGTGAGAAGGCTGCGCTCAAAAACGCTGTAGACGCCAGCGTTTTGCAAGAAATTCAGCTAGCCATGTTGTCTTCTGGATCGGAAAACAAGGTGGAGGAAGCGAAAGCCGACTTGAAAAGCTAACAGCAGCTGGTTTTTCATTTTTTTTCTGGCGAAGGAGCTGGGCACTACGGTGGCCCAGCTTTCTTCTCAGCTGACGCAAGAAGAGCTTGTTGGCTGGGCTGCTTTTTACGAGCTAAAGGGTGAGCAAGAAGAAAAGGCTCACAGTCAGGCAAAAATGCGAGGAAAGGCGCAAAGTGTTGGCAGACGGTAAAGTAGAGCAATAGGTCTTGGTCCGGGCTTGTGGCTGATTACGGCGTAAATATCAAGGTCGGCGTACAAGGCCAACACAACGCCAGGCAGCTTGGAGAGCAAATAAGGGAAATTGTCAGGGGCCTTGAGGCTGCTGACAACGCATTTACGCGATTTACAAATAATTTAAAATCTTTTGATCAACGAAGAGCGCAAAGAAAAATAAATGAAGAGCTAGACAAAACAGCGCAAAAATATAGAGAACTAGATCGGCTGCAGCGTCAGCTTCTGGCTAATGACAATTCTGCAATAAAGTCGGCAGAAAGACGAGCAAAGCTTGAGGAGTTTATTTCCAAAAACATTTCTGCTGGTCGCATGAGGCGACGGGCGCAATTTTTAAGGGGTGATCCAGCGCAGTATCCGTCAGGAGCAAATCAGCCTTTTGCGCCAGACCCTATGGTCGCAATAAAGAAACAACGTGATGCGGAGGCAAAATTTGCTCGTGAAATTTTTAACATGGAGCAAGACTTTAATCGTAAAATAAACAATACCGAAATAGATCTACTGCAGGACAAAATTAAGCGCGAAATGGACGCGCAACAAGAGATATTTAATAATGCTATCCGCCTTAACAAAAAAGCTGTAGATGATTTTGATAAACGGCTTGCTCGGGCGACTAGGGACAGAAGTGAAGCGACAAGGCTTACCGGCCAAACCAGCCCGATTGGTGGAGCGGTAGGTATTCCAGGTAGTCCTGCTGCTTTAGCGGCACAAGAGCGTGCCAGGAGACTGCAAAGCGCTAGAGGCAGTGCTTTGATTGGTGGCGCATTTCCGTTGCTATTTGGACAAGGACTGGGCGCTGCTGGCGGTGGTGCGTTGGGCGGTTTTGGCGGCGGAATGATTGGCGGCGAGTTTGGGTTTGGCCTGTCTTTGGTTGGAACTCAGATTGGCACGTTGATTGACCAGTTTGCTGCTAGTGCGGTTGAGTTGGGCCAAGCGTTAAACCCTTTAACTGTTGATATTGACGCATTGACTAACGCTGCTGGTTTGGCGGCTACGGAAACGCAAAAACTTATTCAACAAATTGAAGAAGAAGCTGGGGAAAAAGCTGCTTTAGCAGCAGCAACAAGTGAGCTTGCTCTTATCGTCGGCCTGGACGGTGTTGACGCTTTAAGAGAGTTTGGAAATGGCTCTTTAGAGCTGTCTAGGCAGTTCAGCATTGCAATGACTCAAATGCAGTCTGTACTTGCCAAATTCTTAAATAGCATTGGTCTTGGCAAAGGGCTTGCTGGAGCGGTTGAAAAAACAAATCTGCTTAGAGCTGGACTTGCGAACACAACAGATCCAGAGCTTCTTAGGCTGCAAAAAGAACGGCGGCAAGCTCTGACTGGAGCAGCAGGTTCTGTTGCGGGCGTTGCGACTATTGGCATCGATAAAGAAATTGTTGAGCGACAGCGGGAGTTGCAAAAAGAAAATAGTGAAGAACTTAAGAAACAGGCCAAACTTGCTGCTCAAAATAACGATGAAGGCTTGAGGCAGGCTGGAATTCTTCGGGATCGACTAACTATTGAAGAGCTAGGAGGTAGCCTGCTTAATGACAGGGTTTACGGTTTAGAGCGGTCAATTATTTTCCAAGAAGCAGCGTTAAAGGCTGCTAACGATGAGCTGACCCCTCTTGAAAAAGCAAACATATTTAGAGAGAGGGATGTTGAGCTTTTGCAGCTAGCAAATAAGCGTCAGGCTGAAGCCGAAAGAATTGCTAACCGCAAACTCAGGCTTAACGAAAAAGAGCAGCGAGCTATTGCTCGAAGAGTCAAAGCAGTTGAAAGGGAGCTGGAACGCACTGACAAAGCTTTTGACAGAGCAAGCAGGCAGCTAGATGACATCATTAACAAGCACGAAGACAAGATGGCGTTTGAGCGGGAGTATTCTCGCTTAATCCAAGAGGGCAGCACGCCTGCTGCGGCCAAGCAAGCAATTGAGCTTAAAAAGCAACTTCTAGAGCTAGATCGGCAATATACAAAATTGTTAGAAGCTGTAGACGCTCAAATTCTTAAAACAGAAGCTTCTATTGCAGATTTGAAGGCTCAAGCAGGAGTTACTACCGAATACGAAAAACAAGTAAAAGCTTTAGAAGAACTCAAGAAAAAGAGAAAAGAGCTTGAGGATAAAAAGGGCAAGGCTAAGGGTGCGATTGAAAAAGATTTGGCTCCTGAAACAGGGCGCGACAAGATTGAAGCAGAGATGGATCGCGTTCAGGGCGCTCTTAACGATTTAATTGACCCTGCAAATCAGGTGATTCTTGCCGCAAATGCAATCGGTGACGCCTTTAGCGAGTCATTTAAGGGATTGATTACCGGCAGCATGTCTGCCCAAGAAGCGTTAGCCAATCTGTTCCAACGCACTGCAGATCACTTTGCGGACATGGCTGCAGAAATGATCGCTCATGCGATCAAGATGAAGGTGTTAGGCATTGCGCTCAATTTCTTTGGCAGTGCAGCTGGTGCAGGAGCTGGAGATAGTTTTGCGGGTGCATCCAACTCGGCATTGGATTCAGTGTTACCTAGCACAAGCAGCTTGGCTGACGCTGCTGCTTCAACTCCGTTAAAGCTCAACGCAGCGGGAAGTTATGTTTCTAGCCCAACTGCAACTCTGGTTGGCGAGGGTGGTCAAGGCGAGTACATCATTCCTGAAAGCAAGATGCGTGAAAGCATGGCGCGTTACTCGCGTGGTGCTCGCGGCTCTGCTGTCATCCCTGAGAACGGTGAAGGTGGCACCAACGGCATGGGTGGCGGCACAGCAGTTGCCGCACCAATCGACGTTCGCTACACCGTCGAACGTATTAACAGCGTTGATTATGTGACTGCTGATCAGTTCCAGCGTGGAATGCAGCAGGCTGCAGCACAAGGTGCAACACAAGGTGAGCAGCGTGCTTTGACTACTCTTAGGCAGAACACATCACAGCGCCGGAGGATTGGTCTCTGATGGCAGATCAAACATTTGCTGTAACCGTTGTTGCCAGCACTGGCGGCAATCGCTATCGCTTTGATGGTGGCTCGCTGGATGCTGAAACGCTTGAGCTGACAGAAGGCAAGACATACCGATTTACGCAGGAAGACTCCAGTAACTCAGGCCACCCGCTTCGATTTAGCACTACTCCTGACGGCACCCATGGTGGTGGAACGGAGTACACAACAGGTGTAACGACTGCTGGAACGCCTGGCAGCTCAGGCGCTTACACAGAGATCACGATTGCCTACAAGGCGCCGCTGCTTTTTTATTACTGCACAAACCACTCTGGGATGGGTGGTGCTGCCAAGACCGTTGGCATTGAAGCCAGTGATGCTGGTCTTGCGTTTGGTCATTATTTGACGCTGCGCTCACCTACGACTTTGGGTGATTACAAGTTCCAGAATTATTGGGTTGGTGAAAACGCGCCCTTTTTTACGCAAGACACAGGTCGAAGGGTTGAGTTTGGCTTTTTGCCGTTTGCCTTTTCAGGCGTGACCATCACCAAGTCAGGTGACAACCAACCTGCAACGATTGCTTTTCCAAACAATGAGCTAAGCCGTCCCTTCGCGACAATTGCAGTGCAAGACGAGTATCTTGCCAACGTTCGCACCGTGTTGATCGACCCAAATGACAAAGACGGCTACACCTTGATCAACCAGTACATTGGGCAGATCGTTAGCGCTAAATGGGACAGCACAGCGTTGACGCTAGAGCTGGCATCAGTGTTTGATGCCGTTGGTGCGGACGTGCCACGCAAGCGCATAACAAGGCAGCTTGCTGGTCATTTGCCGTTGACCAGCAGCGTTCGAGTGGCGTGATTGACCTAATCGGCAGACCGTATCGCCTTGGCGCTGATGGCACTGGAGCGGACGGAGCAATCGACTGCATCCATCTGGTTTATGTGGTGTTGGAACGGCTCAACATCCCGACGCCTAAGTTCAAGGATGAGTGGTATAACCAAAGCGTTAGGCAGTATGGGCGAGATTTATTGAAGTGGGGGAGTCGAATTGACCAGCCCGGTTACGATGGGGACGTGTTGCTGCTAGATCAGGGTGATCCTGTCTTTGCAGTCGTTTGGAGCAGAGGATGTCTCTACATCAATCGGCATTTGAAGGCGGTCGCATGGTGCCCTATCGACGGAGTGTCGAACAGCCACTGCTTCCGTATGAAAAGCGGCTGATTGCAGCTCTTGGCTGTAATGAGCAGGAATATCGACAGTTTGCGAATGAAGTAGAGCGTCGATACAAGGAACGCCCTGAGGATTATGCCCATATTCCTGATGTGCGGAATGGCGATTTTGGTGTATCAGTTTTAGTTAGTCTTGTAGTTAGCGCGATATTTACTGCAGCTTCGATGCTGCTTGCCCCGAAACCAAAACAGCCTAAACGGGTTGAGCAACGTCAGCTTGGCAGTCGTCGCGGTACAGACATTTATGCACCTTCATTTGGCTTTGACAGTATTCAAGATTTAGCTGAGTACGGTCAAACCGTTCCAATCGCATTTACCCGTCGTAAGGGTCAAGTCAATCCTG